TTCACGTCCTTTAGGAGCCTCAGAGAATGTTAGAATACTTCCATTTGTAAGAGTGTAAGCTTCACCAGGTACTTGAAGAGTATCATTAATGAATACAAGAATAGTTGACTGAACATCAATGTTAGATCCTTCTCTTGCTCTAATAGTAATTGGAGAACCATCCCTCTTTAATGTAAAGACTTTCTTTGATCCATTAAATTCACTTTGAATTTTATCAAGAACTTCTAGTTGTCCAAAATGCCAACCTGCGAATGAATCAGTAGATACATCCTGTATTGTAATCTGGAATTCTGCAAAAGTTTTTGATGGATCAGTAGGAATACCAGTGATTCCCATTTTAGGAACTGTCAACACTTGAGCATCTTGATATCCATAACCAGTATTCTTTATTTCAAAACTAGAAACACTTGATCCTTGTCCAACCACAATATCAACTGTGGCTTGTGTTCCAATTCCTGCGGTAGAATCGGCACTATAAATTAGAGGAATATTTGTGTAGGATAATGGTTCATCAATTACAACATCCATTTGCCTATTAACTGTTCCACATCTAGAATAGAAATGAGTTCTAGTAGAAACTCCACTGTTAACAGTAAATGAAGTGCTGTTACCCACAGTCAAAACTGTAGATCCACTAGCAGCAGGATCAGTTCCACTATCAGAATTGTTTATGTCTCTAGGAGCAATTAAAGCAGGTTGTATTGTACCACCTGATGCATAGAATGTAGGAACAGTTGATACACCTGCATTTATTGTAAATTGTGTAGCACTTGCAACTCCTGTTACAGGGGTTCCGCAATATGCAGGATCAGTTGTTCTCGGATAACTATGAGTTGCAGCACCATCATCTAATGCACAAGTAAATGCTAATCCCGTAAGTACCACATCACTTGCTTTACCACTCACAGACAGTCCATGAGCACTAGATGTAGTGACTGTCATGATACCTGTAGTATTGTCGTATATGGCACTCTGAACGCCCACAGCAGGGAGGTAATCACATGTGAATGCAATTCCTGCTAACTTGACTTCTTGCCCTACTGCAAGACCGTGGGCTGTCGTTGTAGTGATCGTTGTGATACCAGTTGTAGAAGTATAACCAACATCATAGATTGCTCTGGGTATATAAATGACTTGACTATTTGTGATTGCGATTCCTGTGATGTGACCATCAGTAATTGCAGCCGTACCAATACCAATCAATTGTGGTTGAATAGTAGTTCCTGTTTGAATCGCAACATTAACAGTTGTTTGAACTCCTACTCTGTATCCTGATCCACTATTACCAATACTAATAGAAGAAACAGTTCCAGCAGCAGAAACAATTGCGGTTCCACCAGCAGCAACAAGTGGTTGATATCCCAGACCACCAGTTGAACCAACAGAAGCAACTACACCACCCACAGGAATATTAGAGTTGTTAGGATCACTTGCAAGAGAAGTTGCTGTTCCTGTAAATGTTATGGTGGTAATTCCTGAACCTTGAGATAATGTATAATCTTGAGGTGTGTCCAATGTACCAGTTGGTCCTTGGAAGATTCCGTTAATAAGAATACATGCATTATTAGTAGAGAATCCTACAGCATTTGAACCATCAGATTTTAAAGTAAATGTTTTACCAACTCCAGTAAATCCTTCAGATATATCATCAAAAACTTGGTTTGTTGCATAAGGTCTATTGCTACTCTCTGCAGCTGCTCCTCTCATAAAGGTTCTTCCTTGGAAAGTAGAGAATGTGGTAATTCCAACCCAATCTCTACTATCAGGTGGATTAGTAGTAGAACTTACTGGAGTTGGACCTTGAGGTGCAGTAACAAAGTTAATAGTATTCTCAATAATATTATAGTTACCTGTGACTTTAGTAATTAAAGAATTTGCAGTATGAATTCCTAATCCTGTTCCCATCCATCGACGATCAACGAGAAGGGTATTAGTGCTACCATATCCCACTGTATTAACCTTCATTATTTCTTCATTAATCTTAAGCAAATCTCCACCAAAAATAGATGTGACTCCTGTAGTTTCTACTGTCACAGCAGCAACTCCCATAAGACTTGCTAATCCAGTAGTAACAGCAGTAGAAACAATTGGTTGTTGAATTGCATTATCCAGACCAATTAAACACTTCGTATTTTGATTTCGTGCAGTTATCGTATGAGCTACCCCCGTACCAACTGCCGATAAATGGATTTCATTTGGAACTGTCTGTAATGCATCCTCTGCAGTCTTAGCAAATTTAAGAGTAGTCTCATTAACTTTAATAGCAAATACAGTAGAGGGAAGAAGGGTGGTAGTTCCAATACCTGTAATAGTAGTTGTTGCAATTCCAATAGGAGTATTGGTTCCAGAAGCATATGTGACCTCTTCACCACTTACAAAGAAGTGCTCTGGAATAGTAACACTGTTCTCTGTTAAGTCTACTACAGAAGAATCACTACCATCAAATTTTCTTGCGAATATATTTCTCCCATCATGAGTTAAATTAAACGCTCTAAGAACATCAATCTCAGTTCCTTCATACTCTCCAAATCCACAATTAATAGATGCATTATTAAGATTAATTTCATCTACAGAAGTGATAGCAGAATTTTCTGCAGCAATCTGCAAACTCATCTGGAAAACACGAACCTGAACATGAGTGCTTGGGTTAGGAGTATAATAAAGATTGACATAATTAGAGGAAACGGCAGAACCAACTGTTCCTAATCCTGCAACACTGGTGATGTTTCCATATTCAGTCATATAAGTTTCTGAACTATCATTCAGAACAATAACCTCCGACATTTCATAACGATTATTTGTAACATCTTCTACACTAAGAAGATAATACGCAGCATTATGATCATTAGTTTCCTCAGTATTGTTAATATCATACTGAGCAATTAAATTTTCTGTAGGAGAACCTGAAGCATTAATAACTGTATATGTAGAATCTATAAATGCTATATCTTCATCACCACTACCAAGGAATTGAGTTCCAATTCCTGTGCTTCCTGAAGCAGTATCTGCTATGGAAACTCTTATTGTATCTACTGATGCAGCAATACCTGTATGAGGAACAAACTGTACTATAATATCTCCTGTAGCCATCGATGCAGTATATGTACCTAAACCAGCACCACCACCCGTAGTATCCTCATCAGTTGTTATCTGTCCATATTCAAGAAGATCAACCGTTGTTCCATCATGAAGAATATTAAGCTCATCATATTCCATTCTTCCGTTATCTGCATTAATCTGAACAATAACTTTTGAACTTCTATATGTGGAAGCAATTCCAACAATTGTAGTAGCAGTTCCTGTTGGGACAGCAGTTTGGGTAGAATTAATATTAACAAAATTACCAAGAGTCGTTGAACCAATACCAGTGGTATTCGCAAAACCAATTATATCAAAACTAACCGTACTTACATTATAATTATTAACAGTATATTTGGTTGGATAGAATAGAAGTTGTCCATTATTACCACTTATAGTAAAATCAAAACTTCCTAAATCAACAGCTGATTCTATTCTACCATATTGATTAATATAACCGCTAGATCCATTCTGTAAAAGAGAAACCAACATTGTCTGACGTTCGCCAGTAAAGGTCTTATCTTTAACCAGAGTAAGGAATTTTTTAGATCGTTGAGTAGCAGGAAATTCATCGGCAACAGAGAACCTTGTAGATCTAGGATCACTATTAAAGGAAGTACTAAAGTCATCAATGGTTAAAACTCTATTACCCACAGATTCAAAATAATCAGTTAGAACTCTAGAGTTGAAATATATTTGATCAGATAGAGTTTCAGCGTCACTGATACTCAAAGAGTTTTCTGTAACTAGATCAAAACTTGGATAACAATTTACATCAACCACTCCAATGGCATCGATGAAAGCCACTAAATCACTATCTTTGGCAGAAGTAGGTGCAACGTCAGAATTTGACTCTACTAATAAATCACTAAATTTCAAAAATCCACTAGGATGGTTTAATTTACTTACTGCATCATCCCATTTATCTAAAGAAACTTTAGATTTCAATGAATAAGAGAAGTTTTGATAATAGAAGTTATCAGGCAATCTTTGAAGGGTATCGTTAAGGAATCCTGTCTCTCTTTGCCATCCTTTCTTAACCACTGATCCAGACTCAATTTTAATAGCAGATTCAAAATTAATTTTTGACTCTATGGTTCCTGCGGTTCTAGAAGTCGTACCTTCAATTAAATCTCCAACGTCAAACTCATCAGATGAAGATATTTTTAAACTTTCACTTTCATTATTCCAACTTTCAACCTTTCCAACTTTATTTCCTGATTTAACTTGTTCACCTTCAATGAAATTATTTTTTTGAAGTTTAATATCAAACTGAGGGAAATATTTTTGAGGAATAATTACTCCAGCCGAGTTTAAAACATCTTGATTACCAGGATATGCATTCTCTGGTAGAAGTCCAGATAAACTATAAGTAACAAATCCCACACTTCCTCCAAGAGGAATATTAACTGCAGTTAAAGTAAAGAGTGAATATTCATACTTAGAAGAATTATATCCATACCCTGTAGTACCTACACCAACACTTACATTTTCAATTAGAACTTTATCTCCAACACTGAAAGGAGATTCATCACTAAAAGATGTATCTAAACCAACAGTTACATCTTGAGTGCTAGAATCATACGTGATAGTATTAATACCAATTCCATTCACATTACCTGTAGGTATAAGTGTAGGAGGAGTATTATACATCCCCTTGGTATTCTGTAAAATAGTAACTTGCTGATCACCAATATGATATTCTAAATCAACATCTTTTACTTGCTTACCAGTAAATCCATCAAGAACTATCAAGTTAGGGGCTATTGTATAGTTTTTACCAGCAGAACTAATTCCAATTTCTTCAAAAGATGTTAATGATTCAATTTGCAATATTTCAGGAAGATTAGCAACAGGTCTTACCGTATTATCAGCAGAATAATTAAATCCAATATTTTCAATTTCAGTGGAAACTATTTTACCAATACTAGTACTAGATGGTTCTAAAATAGAATCAGTTCCTACACCACTGACAATAGAAGAAACTCCAACTATTTCTTGATATCCACTTCCTTCTGACTTTAATTTAATTTGTGAGATTGCACCATATGCAGTGCTAGAATTAGTTGAATATTCTAGTAAAGATTCTGACTCACTGTACGAGGGTCTTTCAGGGCGAGTTAAAGAATTGTAAGTAAATGTATTTGTAGATCCAATACCAATTACAGTAAAGTCACCTGAATATACACTATCCTCAATACCAATTTGATTGTATCCTTCTATTTCTTTATCAACAATAATTCCCTTTTTACTTTCGGTAATTAGAGATTCATTAATAGGAGTAAACTTGTAATATAATATATTGGGTAAATCCTTTGTAACACTTAAGGTTAATCCTGCATCGGTGCTAATACCAACTTTTCCTGTTTTTGATACTTCAAAAGTGGTAGTTGAAGATGTAGAATAAAACTCATTTTGGAATTTAACATCAGTATAAAGATTAAGATCGAAAGCAGAATAAGAAGATACACCAACAAAACTGGCTAAGGAAGGATCGGATAGATCAAATCTTACAGTATTGTTCTTATAAAGATTAGTTAAAGGATTGATAGGAGATAAAGTTCCTGCAGA